CGTAAAGAACAACCCGATGTTCTTTACAACAGAAAGTAATCACCACCCTCGGGGTTGGTTCGATGAGTACGATGTGTGCTCATCACTTTTCTGATGCGATCTGCATCAAATCAAAGAAACGAAAGTAACAAACAATGTTGTGTAAGTATTTTAGCATGCCTGTTGTGGCGTGCTTCGATAACGATGCCTTCGTCCCAGAGCTTTGGGCACAAGAAGGTTTGGCGATTCTCGAAGAGAACATGGTTGCGGCCAATCTGGTCCACCGTGACTTTGAGAATCAAATTGCTAGCTTCGGCGACGTGGTCAACACCCGCCGGCCTGGTGAGTTCAAGAAAAAGCGACGTTCGGACGGTAGCGCGTATGTGGCTCAGGCTGCGAATGCGACCAATGTCCGCGTCCCGCTTGATCAGTGGTTCTACAACACGTTCTTCATCAAAGACGGCGAAGCGAGCTTGTCCTTCCAGGACCTGATCTCGACCTATTTGCTGCCTGCGATGCAAGTCGTGGCTCGTTCTGTGGATTGTGCCGTCCTCGGCCAGATTCACCGGTTCCTTCGTGCTCCGGAAAAGCGTGCTGGTAAGCTGAACAAGCTGACTTCTGCTACGTCGCATGAAGTCGTGCTCGATGCTCGTAAGATTCTCAACGACGATAAAGCTTATCCGCAGGGTCGCAGTTTGATTCTGTCTTCGGCTGCTGAAACCTCGTTGCTGAAGAATGATCTGTTCATCCGTGCTGACAAGCGTGGCGACGGTGGTTCAGCTTTGGAAACAGCCCGTTTGGGTCATATCCTTGGCTTCGACACTTACCTGGATGTGAATGTCAACAGCATCAGCGGTGGTGACACTGAAACCCGTATCACAATCGACGACGCACAAGCGGCTGGCGATGGTGGTGCTCAGGATGTCACTTTGAATAGTGCGGCTGATCCGGTTGTTGGCCAGTTCATCACGATCGATGGCAATGACCAACCGACCTATATCTCTGCGGTGACAGGTTCGTCTCCAGTTACGGCCATCGAAGTGAACGAAGTCAACAAGCACAGCAGCGGCATTGCTGCCACGTCAATTTTGTACAAGACGTGCCTCGTGAATCACCCTGATGCCGGCACGTATGCGGCTGGTTGGGTTGAGGAAGTCAACGTTGACACCTACACGACTGCTAAAGCTCCGCAAACTGGCCAGTTGATTGCGTTTGGCACAGGCGCGAGCCGTCGAACATATACGGTTATTGAATCGACCGACAACGGCAGCGATTGCGACCTTCTTTTGGATCGTCCTCTCGAAGTGGCTGTTGCCAACAATGCTGTCGCATATCCCGGCCCGAGCGGTTCGCTCAACTGGGCATTGCATCGCGAGGCTCTGGCCTTGGTCACTCGACCTCTGGCTCTGCCTCCGCAATCGCACGGCGTTATGGCTGGTGTGGCGGTCTACAACGACCTCGCCATGCGAGTTGTGATGCAGTACGACTCCAGCACTGGTGGTACGCGAGTCAACCTCGAAATGCTGGCCGGTCTCGCCCAATTGGACGAGAAGTTGGCGGTTTGCGTCCTCGGCTAATCTTGGAAATGTATTCACCCGCCCCGGCCTAAGCCAGGGCGGGTGTTTTACGCCATTTCCGGCGGCATTGTAGCTGGGAAAGGAGACACCAAGATGATGCTTTTTGCTTCTTCGTTTTCCGATGCCATAGGCATTGTTCAACAGTATGGACCGTTTTGCGGTTGTTTACTGTTGGCTGTCATCTTTTTCATGATTCGTGATTGGAAGCGTGAAGAACGCACGGGCGCTCGTTTGACTTCTTTGGAAGATGAGTACCGTAAGGTTCTGATGCCGATGGTCGTGAATTGTACTGAGGTTATTGCTAAGAATAGTTTGATAATGGAGCGATCGACGGGCGTCATGGAAAGACTTGAACGTCAGCTTGACTCCAATTAAAGGAGTTATTGATGGCGAACAAACAAACTGCCCTGGTATCAATGCAGCGCCGATCGCTTTACATGTTAAAGCGTGAATACGGCGCTCGTATTGTGATATTCAAACTGCTCGATAGCGATACTGATGTACGCACAGGAGTTAAGACAGTAAGCACATCTCGAATTGTTGTTCGGCGTGCGATAGTTCTCCCAGAAATGCTGGATCGAACAACGAAACAAAGCATTTCTCTTATCTCTTCTAATAAAGAGTTTGTATCTGGTGGCACATCAGATATTGGAACTCGCAACTTCATCGTTGATCGTCGTGACGTAGTTCTTCCGGAACTTTCGGCCGATGATTGGATCGAATATCTGAACTACAAGTATCAGATTAAGAAAGTCCAATCCTTCGAGCAGGAAACTGGATGGATCATTACCGCGAAACGAATCTCCGGTGAGTTGCCTGAACCGATTTCTGCCACGGCTGAAGACACCGTGTCTTTAACCGATGAAATGGAGGCAAGTTGATGGCCGCGAATCCAAATTGGGCGCGCTGGTTATTCGCATCAACCGCCTATGTTCTCAAGAATGTTGCTACTAGTAATGACCTGCCGGTGCTTGTTGAGCACCTAGATGAAAGGTCTCAGACTTTTATTAACGCCGGCGATCGTGTGGAAATACGAATCACTGGCCCTTTCAGTCAAGAACTAAGTAAAGGCTATCACAGGTTGTTACTTGACGTGAATGTATTGCTGACTAGCCGTTATGATGGTCCGTCAAAAAACCAATACAACATTCTCAAGTATGCCGGCCTATTTCACGGTGCTTTATCCATGCCGATTCCGGTATGGAATTATGGGCCTGAACTTGGTGACTGGAAAGAAGATGATCTGAACTCGCAAGTGTTTATTGGATGTTTGCTCCCTAAAGGTGCAAAGAGTGACTTGGTCAAGGTCTACAACTTTGGTCAAACGAATGAAACAGACAAATTGAAACAAAGTGTGGTTGACGCTCGATATGAGATGTACGTCACACAGGACGATTAACCAACAAAAGAGGTCCAGATGGCACGAATTGAACTTCGCCACTGTGACATAAAGCTTCGCGACGGATTGGCCGGTACTGCCCTCATAAATGAGGCTGGTGCGATGGAGGCCGATACAGCGTTGACAATTGACACAGTAGCATTGAATACCGATGTGACTACCAAAGTCCCGATCGGCGCTCGCTTCAAAGTGGCGGGTGAAACTGATACTGAACAGGTCCACGTAGTGACCGAAAGAACTCCGGCGGATGCAGGTCCGACGACAGAAATCACATTCAGCCCGCCTTTGGGCGCTGGCACATACGCTGAAAACAATGTGCTGACGTTCCAACCGCAGGAATTGACGATCAAGATCGGTGATGGCGATCTTCGTTATACGGAGCGTGATGAGTTCAGCTACGATCTTGATCGAGGTGAACTTGACACCGTTCGACGGTCTGATGATGTTCCGATGGAAGTTGTTTCTAACTTCGTTTATGAACACATCGCCACGGGAACGGGTGAAGATGTTGCCCCGATGGATGCCATCAAACGTAAAGGCGCGGCTGCCGAATGGGTGAATGCTGCTGCCGATCCCTGTGAACCCTACGCGGTTGACCTGCTGGTCATCCATACCCCGCCGTGTGGAACTGCTGAAAAAGAATTCACGTTGTTTCCGGACTTCCGGAGTGAACAGCGCGAAGTCAATTTCCGTGAGTCCAACATTCAGATTACAGGCCGATGCAATCGGCTTGAACCTGTTACCTGGCGTGGCGAAGAGTCTGATGAACCCGAGGAGGCATAATGGCGCGAATAGAACTTCGACATTGTGACATCAAAATTCGGGACGGCTCTCGCGGTACGGCTGAGATTGATGACTCTTCGATTATGGACAGTGATACAACATTGGAACTTACCGATGTGGCCATTGTAGGCGATCGAACAGTAGTTCCTGTCGGCAGCCATTTTCGTGTTGATGGGGTTGATCAGAAGTATTTGGTAACGGCTCAAAACTCCAATAAAGTTTGGACAGTTACCGTTGATGCAACGAGTGGTAATTTTACCATTACGTTCAACGGTCAGACGACGGCAAGCATCGCAGAAGATGCGACCGCTGCGACGGTTCAAACAGAATTGGAAGCTTTGAGTAACGTTGCTCCGGGTGACTTAATTGTCACAGGCTCGGCGGGCGGTCCTTATCGCATTGAAGCTCGGGGTGTTTACCTGGGCTTGTCCACTCCTGTCCTATCGGTTGACGATGTGGATTTGGGCGGCGGCGGGATGGAAGTCACTGTCACAACTGACCAACCAGGTGCTGTTACGTGGGAAGTCACGTTTACGCCGCCATTGGATAGTGGTGATCTCCCCGTCGATATGGACGCTGTAACGTTTTTGCCCCGTGAACTGACGATCAAGATTGGTGATGGCGATCTTCGCTATACCGAACGAGATGAGTTCAGTTACGACTTAGATCGTGGAGAGCTTGACACTGTTCGTCGTTCGGATGATGTGCCTATGGAAGTTGTATCCAACTTCGTGTATGAGCATATCACAACCGGATTGAACGAAGACATTTCTCCTATGGATGCAATCAAACGGAAAGGTGACGCTGCTGATTGGATCAGCGCGGCTGAAGACGAGTGTGAACCCTATGCGGTTGACTTACTCATCATCCATACACCACCGTGCGGTACTGCTGAAAAAGAATTCACGCTGTTTCCGGATTTCCGGAGTGAACAACGAGAAGTGAATTTTCGCGAGTCCAACATCCAGATCACGGGTCGGTGCAATGTGCTGGAACCTGTCACTTGGCGCGGAGATGAAACAGACGAACCGGTCTAAACGGTTTATCTATCTCCTGCCTAATTTTGAGTTTCTGAAGGGCAGGGTATAAGCAGCAATGCTCACCCTGCCCTTTTTCTTTTCTTAGATGCAAGGGTAATCAAATGAAAATTGGTGGTGTTGATCCGAAATTGTTGCCGACAAAGATTCCTCTGGTTCTGCCTCGGGGTGATCAGCAACTTGTCTTTTGGGCACAGGGCCTACAGGATCGGACTGATTTTGATAATCAAGTCCCGATGCCCAAGCCGCCGGGCAAGCACACTCCTAAGGGGTGGGTGCCGGAGGTGAATGAGCCTGGTTACACGGCTGCGATGGTGGCTTACAACAAGCGCTGGCTGGGCTATCTGGTGATTAAGTCACTAGAGCCGAGCGACATCGAGTGGGACACGGTGAAGCTGGATGTTCCTGGCACATGGACGAATTGGGAAGACGATCTCAAGAATGGTGCCGGGCTGAATCAGAACGAGTGTAATTTGGTTCTGGGTTTGGTTTGGGAGGCTAATAGTCTTGACGAAGTCAAGCTCGCTAAGGCGCGCGAGACTTTTCTACGTGGTCCGCAGGAGATGCCCGTCGCTTAACGTTTCCGACGTATACCACAGCAGAATTTGAAATCTGGTGTGCTTGTCAGTGGGTGGGGGTACTACCTCCGAACGTTAAATCAGCCTGGGACGACAATAGCGCCGATATACAGGCGCATATAGTCGAGTGCTACCGACGTTTCAAACATGACGAAGCACAATGGCAGGCCTCTCTGGCTAATGCCAAGATTCAGTGAGCTTGTGGACCATGAATTTGAGCGGGCTATTTCGTGTTCCGACATATAACGTATCTCGCTACCAACAAATGCTACAGGAGCATTTAGGTAGAGCACTTGCAGACGCTGCCGGTGAATGGTTGGGTGCTACGACCGCATTGATTCCAGTTTGGAGCGGGGCATCGCAAGGAACCTTTCTCCCGTTGGCCAGTAGATTGGGATTGCAACTAACGATCGCGCCGAGAGCGTTTAACACTAGAGTTAGTTTTGGCGAATCGAATGCGACCGGCGACTTGCATATAGATGCAAGTGCTGGTCTTTTCACATTCTCTTATTCAACAACACTAGCTCACTTAATATACAACGAATTCTCTAACGCAAACATTACGCCGGACCCGACGTTGTTTGCCAGACTACTTCAGCCGGGTCCGTATCGGTTTCAGGATGCCGGGGAGAAGGCCTTTCGCGAGTTTGCAAAAGGCGTCCGTCTCCCTGATCCTTCTACGACCATAACTATCCGCACGATTCGTGCGTGATAGAGGAACAGTGATATGGCGGACGAGATTCGTCAAGACCTTGGTTTCGATGCTGCGCAAGCACTGGACACCATCTCGAAATTAAACACTGGGTTTGAATCCTTATTTCAAACTCTGGGTGTCGCTCCGCGCACATTTGATGCCTTCAATCAACGTGCTGGTAAGACTGTTTCTGCTCTCATCCAGATTCAATCGCAGGTAAAACAGACTGTTGCAGCTTTGAATACGGTGGGCGGCACTGCACCAGTTGCTACCGCCGCTGCCGGGCTTGGGACAAGTACACAGGCTGCGCAAGCTGAGGCATTAGCCGGGGCATTAGCACAGTCGACTGCCGCAGCGAATGTCGCTGGTCAAGCGCATGAAAATTTGGGCGACAAAGCCACGAAGGCGTTTACACGCAGCACTCGGTCAGCTAGTGGCTTTGCAATAAGCCTTGAGACGATTACACGAGTCATTAGCACTCAGTTGATTGTGCGCGCTTTGAGCCAGATTCAGCGTGCGATTGAGCAATCATTTAACAGCTTCATCCAGTTTGAAAATGCGCTGGCCACTATTCGGACTATTTTACCGGATTCGTTTGCCTCGCTTGAGAAAGAACTGGTGGGGTTGTCGAATGCTTTCAATGTCCCTTTGCTCGATGTCGTAGAAGCTAAATACCAAATCGTTCAGAACGGGTTTGAATCCGCCGCAGAATCTACTGCGATTTTAACGGCAGCATTAAAGTTTGCCCGCATTACGAACACTGATGCGGCTGCTAGTGCCGATCTTATCAGTAGTTCGCTCAATGCATATTCACAATCGGCCTCTGAAGCTGAAGTAGTCACTGCTAAGCTAGTTCGGACTATCGACATTGGTCGAATCAGTGGGACTGAGTTGGTTAATGCCTTTGGCCGTGTTGCGCCTATTGGTAAAGAGATTGGTGCTACAACGGATGAGTTGCTGGCGGCATTTTCATCCATCTCCATCGGTGGTGTTCGAGCCAGCGAAGCGGCCACACAGATTCGGGCTACTCTTACTGCACTATTGAAGCCTTCTGAGGACATGAAGGTAGCTTTTCGCGAATTGGGTATTCAAACTGGCGACCAAGCGATTCAGACTTTTGGCTTGCATGGAGCTTTGCAACGGTTAATTGGGACCACGAACGGGTCTACTGCGGCCATTGCGAAGTTGTTCCCGAATGTTCGCGCATTGAATGGCGTATTACGGACCACTGGGTCTGGTGCCCAGGTTCTCGAAGAACATTTGGCACAAATTCGAGCCACCGCCACGGAGGTTCTCAATCGTAAATACTCGGTTCGAGTTGAATCTAATGCAGAGCGCGTAACGGCCGATCTTAATAAGTTAAAGAATTTCTTAACAACGGAAGTAGGTAAGTCGCTTGTCGATACGGCTGGTAGTTCACTAAAGTTTGCCGGTGGCATTGATGCTATTATCAATGCTAGTCGAGCATTCCTGCCGGCGATTGCAGTTGCCACTGCCGCTTTGGTTACTTATGGAATTACAGCGGCGTCCGCCGCAGGCTTTCAGCAAGTATTTAACCGGTCTGTGCAACAGTCATTGACCCCCATGCGGCTATTTAGTGGTGCGTTAGCCACTGTTGTTGCGGGTTATGCAGCATTCCAGACGGGTAAGTTCCTTGGTAGCCAGATTACTGACTTCTTTAATGCCGAGAGGGACAAAAGAGAAAGGGATGCAAAAGAGAAGTTACAGTTTGAAAGCGAGCAGAATGCGGCGATTGTCCAATTATCCGCGCTGGCTGCTCGGGATCGTGTTCAGGCCGCGCTTACTACGGCTGCAACCTTGCGCCGCGCCTATTTTCAAGAGGTAGATTCTGCAAGAGACGCAAACGAAGCTTTGCTTTCCAATAACAAGGAGACCTTAGATCGGATTATCGAATCCAGAGACAAGTTTGCCCAGGATTTGAAGCGGGCTGCGGCCGATGCTGAAGCGTCGGTAATAGACTCGCGTCGGGCTAGTAATAACCTGATTGTGAAACTTGAAGACGAACGGTTCAATCGCGAGAACAAGAAGTTTAATGCATTAACTCAGATTCAGAATGCACGCAATCGTGCTGACCAGATTTCTGCTTTGGCTCGCAAGCAATTACTTGGAGCGAATACGGACGAAGAAGTGCGGGCCGCTAGGGCCTCAGCCGATCGCGCCGAGTCATTTAGAACTCAAGCTCTTGAGTCTGCTAAGACTCATGGCTCGGTATCGCTGATTCGACAATTGGAGCAAGAGCAGGAATTAAGTGCTGAGAAGCGAATTGCAACGGAATTGAAGTTTCAGCAGATTCGTGCTCAAGACGCACAAAAGCTTCGACTGGCTGCTGCCGAGGAAGAAAAGACAGCCTCCCGGATAAAAATTTTGTCCCGTGACTTTCTGGACAATGCCAGACTATTTGATAGTGCTGGAAACCCTCTTTCAAAAGACCAGCTTACTGAGAATGCCGAGAAGGCAAAACAGGCACTAACGGAGCTTCGAGAACTTGCATTTGACGGGACTCACAAGTTCTCTATTGGTGATATTGTTTCATTCGATTCACTTGAACGCAGGCTCGAACAGTCAGTTACACAAGCCGAAGTTCAATCTCTATTCGCAAGCGACGATAGCCTGGACGCTTTAGTTGACCAGATTCAGAATTCGATCGGTAAAGAAAAATATCTTATTGATGTCGCCATCAATAAGTTTGGCGTCGATGCTGATCGCTTCGAGAATCTTACCAGGGAGGAAGTGTTTAATGAATTCCCGAATGTCGCCACTGAAAGCGAAGAGACTCTAGCCAAGCAAGAAACTTCTGCCGCTGAACGCAAACGGCTAGAGGGTCAAATTCTCCAAGCACAAAAAGCTGGCGCGAAATCATTTGAGGCCAGCTTAACTAAGGGTGAGTTCTTTATAAAGGCATTGCAGCTTGGACAGCGTAACTTCCTTTTTGGTGGTGATGCTACACCGGCTAAAGAAGAACAGGCGTCAATCAATTCCCTTCGACAGACTATTCGACAAGGACTTGATAATCCAGATTTGACTAAGGAGTTTGTCAGGAATCTGGAGAAGTCGCTTAAAGACTTCAGTGAACAAGCTTCCGTATTTGTAAACCTCGATGTCGAAGATGCCAGGTTTGAGTTGGAAAAACTAAAACTGGTGCAACAAAGCCAAGCTGAAATAAAGTCATTAGAGACAGGTGGATTCACGGAAGAATCATTGCAACGATCCCGTGAACAGCTTGGTGTACGGAAAGAAGACTTGGGGGTTCAGCAAGAAGCTACTAAGTCTAGTCAGGCAGCCCGTAAAGCAACTTTGGATACGTCGAATGCCAGCATCACATGGGCGACTCAAGCGAGAGATGTTGCTTCGGCTTCTGTGACTATTGCGGCGAATTTTGCTTCAGCGGCCGGGTCAATGGCTGGTTTGACCAACGCTGGCGTGTCACCGCCGGTTAATAGAACCGCCAGTGTTATTTCTACTCAATCTCCCAGACAAATTACTGCGGCACAATCGCAACAAGTAGGTCAGGGAGTGAATGTTGGTGGCGTGACCGTTAATGTCACCACGTCGTCTACTAATGGCGACCTTCTAGGGCGGCAAATTGCAGCCGCTCTTCAACGGGAGATTCGTCGGGGTTCTGCACAGTTACGTGCGTAATTGTAGCTACCTGATTTCATACCTTGTTTCCCTTGCGGGCACTCCTGTTGTTCGCGCAAGCGGCTTCAGGAGTGCCTTTTAATACGACTGCGGAGTTATACATGTCTAAGAGTTTAATTAAGTTGCGAGAAAGTGTCGCCGGTATTGTTGGTAGACAATCTGGCCTTCAAGTGTTTTCTACGGCTGATCTTTTGAAGATGGGTGGAATGAACGGCACTTTCAAAGTTCGGCATAGCCGAAATGGTCAGTTGATTCAGGAATACTCTATTCCAAACCTCATTACGGATGAGGGTAAGAATCATATTCTGAATGTTCAATTCCACGCCACCTCGCCGATTGAAACGTGGTATCTAGGACTGATCGATAATGCAGACTTCACTGCTGTCGATGCCGATGATACTTATGATAACATCGACCAAGCTGGAAATGGCTGGGATGAATTTACTGACTACACTGACCGGAACAATTCTGATAATGCCGGTACGCGGCCTGTTTGGCCGGAGGATGCCGCCAGTGATGAAGCAATCACAAATACTACTTTGGCGATCTATGACTTCACCGGGTCTGGCACTTTGAAGGGTCTGTTTGTTGCGGGTGGCACCAATGCCGCAACTAAGGGAGATCATACTGCCGGCACTGGCCACATTCTGTGGGCAGCGACTCCATTTGCTTCCACTATCGATGTTGGT